GCGGTCGCACAGCGGCCTGTTGCTCTCCGATGCCCCTTCGGACTTCTCCGCCGGCTCGGGATCGATGCCGATCGAAATGGTGCCCCTTGAGATGTTCTCCAGGAGCCTCACCGCATTCTTGTACCTGTCGGCCCTGGTCTGCGGGATCTCCTCGGCGCGCCGGGAATAGAGATTGTAGATGGCTATGTCGACGGATGCCTTTCTGATCACATCGGGGACCGTCGTGAAAGGCACGCTGTATTTCGCGCCGCAATAGGCGTTTATCTCGGCGTCCGCCTGGGCTATGGCCTCATTGACCGCGTCCTGGCTGGCAACGCCCGTGCCCGTGTCGTCCGTCAGCTGTATGAGCGCCGTCTCGGGGATCATCTTCTTGATGTCGTTCAACGCGCAGTATGCCATTTTTCAGTAGCGGGGGAGGGGCGGCATGTCCCTCCCCCGGGCCTCCTTTTCGTTTGTCTTTTTTACTTCTCTTTCTGCTTCTTCTCGGGTTCCTCGGGCAACACCTCAACAACGAGCTGCGATTCCGCCTGGAGGATCTCGAGCGTCTTTTTATCGACATCGTATTCCGCAGGGTTCTTGCTGAACGCCATTCCGGCGCGGCGGAATGTGTCCGGGATCGACCTTACCTTTACTTTCATGTAACCGCCTCCTTGAGTTGGTTTATTCGCCGCCTACAGCCACGGGCAGACAACGAGCTTGGCCGTGTTGTACCAGACGTTGCTGCCGCCGCCCGCCAGGAACTGGGCCTCGATGATCGCCTTTCCGGCAGATTCGAGGGTGCCCGGCACGACAAGGTGCGTCGGCTTGATGCCGAGCGGCAGGCCCTCATCATTCGTGAAGGCCATCATGGCCGCCCTGGCCGCCGCGTAGCTCGTCGCGTCGAGGGTCTGCTTGCTGCCGTATGCGAGCTGCCACAGGCCGAAACCCACGTTCTTGCGGTCATCGACGCCGTAGCGGAACTTCTTGCGCATGAACACGTTCTCGTCGTCGGGTTTGTCCATGGCGACGAACTGGGGTGCCCTGCGGATCTGGAGGATCATGGGCTTGATGGGCCGCGAGAGGTCCATGAGATACCAGCCCGTACCGCTGCCTCCGCCGCTGTTGGACACCGATGCGTCCTTCACGGGGTGGTCTGTGTCAAAGAAATACTGGCCGTCGTAGCAGGCCGTCGAGAAGCCGAGCTTCAGAAGGGCGAAGGCGAGGACATCGGGGTGCTGCTTCGCCGCCTGCGCGAGGCCCTGTATCATGGGCACATAGACACCGATCTGGTCGTCGTCGATGTCGTCCCGGTCCACCTCGATGGTGGATTCAAAGGGTTTGTTGACGATCTCGTAATGGAAGGCCGAGAGGTCCTTTATGACCCTGTCGCCGATCCATTCGCGCATCATCGGGAAGTCGCCGAGCCACTTGTAGTCGACGCTGCGGCCCGTGGAGGGGCTGCGCATGGCAATGAGTTCCACCATGCTCTCCACCGTACCGAGCGCCTGGTTGAAGACCGTACTGAACGTCTTGTAGATGCCTGACATTGCTGCCTGGTTGATTATCATTGGTTGCCTCCTTACTCGAATTTGACCCAGACGCCGCTTGCGTCTACGTCAAAGATTTTCCCTGCCACGGAGCGGGTGTTCGACCCGTTTGTCTTCGCCACCGTCTGGTCGTCAACGATATAGCAGTCGTTGCCAATATCGGTGATGGTGATGAGATCGGCCGAGGCCGAGTTGCCGAAAAGGAACACGCCTTTTCTCACCTCGACGGTGAGCGCACCCGCGGATCCCCCGGAGTTGTCGACGGCCTGCTCGGCGCGGCCTGCCCCCTTGAGGGTCGTCGATGTCGAGCCGGGCACCGCATAGCCGCTCGCGTTTATCGCGACGAGCGAGCCTGCGAATATCTTCGTTGATGCCGCCACAGGGAGGACCAGCGCGTCGCCGGCCTTCATGGGCGTCTTTCTGTCCTGCGTCAAAGCGGTCATAGCCCCTCCTTACCCTTCCGGGTTGTATTTTTTGAACGTCTCCTCGTCGAGGCCGCAGAGCTTGTTGATCTGCGCCTGCGTATCGTCGATGCCGGCGGCGGGTCCCTTTCCATCCTCGATCACCTTGCCTTCGATGACCACGACAGGGGCCTTTGCAATAAAGACGTTGAATCCGGCGAGATCGCGCTTTGCATAATCAAGCGCCCAGTCCTTCTGCGCCGGGGTGATCTTGCCCTCCTTCATGGCCGCCTCGACGGCACCCTCGGCGTCCTTTGCGGCCAGGCCCGCCTTGAGCGTGCCCAGTTCCTTCACGACATCGTCGATCTTTGTATGGGACTGCTTCATGGCCATGATGGTACCGACGATCTCCGATTCCGTTGCCGTCTCGGCAAGGCCCAGGGCCTCGAGGACACCCTTGTTTGCTACGATCTGAACGGGGACCTTCAGCTTGTTCACGGCGGTGATGGCCGCCTCTTCCGTTGCGTCCTCGGACAGGCCGAGGAGTTTCCACAGCTCTTTCATAGTTGCCTCCTTTGCGTTTTTGCCTTCGAAAAAATACCCGTTAGCGTCAAGCTTGTTGAAAAGCGGGACCATGCCGTCTATGTTCGGCTGGTTCGTCAAGGCCACATTGATGAGGCGGAGCACCCGACTGTCGGAGATCCGCTTCAGGAAGACGGGGGAGACGTACTTGTATTCCCTGTTCGCGATATACTGCTTCGCCTTCTCCGTCCATTCGACAACGGCCCACAGACCGTCGGCGCCCCTGTTGATGAGCCTCTTGATCCATCCAGCGGCGGGCGCCTCCAGGCCGGCGAGGGTCTGGTGCTCGTAATCGATGACCATGTCGTTCTTCTGCGATTCGAAGACCGCAACGATGGCCGCAGCACCGTTCTCATCAAGTTCGAAGGATCCCTTCGGCGTCTCGTGGAGGCCGTAGGGGATCACCTGGATCTCGGCCGGGACCTCCCCATTGAAATCCTTGCAGATGCAGATCAGAGTATTTTTCATCCTGTCACGCTCCTTTTGCGTCGGGTCATCTTTCTGAACCTCCAAAAAGGTGTCTCTCCAGGCTCTGCCTGATGGCCGGCCAGTCCTCGTCCTGGACCATAAGAAACGGCCTGGCGGGTATCCTCACCTTCCTGCCCCTTCCTGCCATGCCGCCGAACTGGTGGATGGCCGCGTATATCACGTTCGTTCCCACGACTGCCCGGCCGGAGTATGCCCGGGCCGTTATGGAATTCTTCAGCCGGCCGGTATCGATGAGGGTCTTCTTGCCTGCGGCATACCGCTCGAAGCCCTTTGTCAGTCCGCCTCTCAGGGTGTAGGCCTTCCTGCGGCTGCCCGATCCGGTCTTTCTCATCGTGTATGACAGGTACGTCGAGAGGACCTTCGTCGGCGTCCACCTGTCCGGGCGGCCGCCGGCCATGAAGTTCTTCAGCACAGACGACCTGACGATCTCGCCGATCACCCTCATGGCGGGCGTCAGGTCCCTCGCCCTCGACTTCAGCCTGTTAAGGAGGTTCACGACCGCCTCGTCCTTGACCTCGACCTTTATGTCCACTTGACATCCCCCGGTGTTGTGTTAAAATTTATCTGTCGATGCCGTGGGCCGTGTCCCGATACGGCAGAGACCGGTGGGCTTTTACACGGGGAAGTGACCATCCAATTACCTTCCATAGAGCAGCACCCCCTGCCGGGAACCATCGAGATAGTTAGCCTGACCAACCTTGATGAACGTGTATGACACCCACTGTCCCCTGGCCCCTTCGGCCACGAAAAGCATCCTCTGCTTTTTCTCCGTCTCGATGAGCGATATGTACCTCTTTCTCAAAACAACCTTGCCGGTGACGCGTTCCTTTTCCGCCTGGAGCCAGATCTCGTAGGGCGTCCTCACAGCCTCCTCGATGAAGGGAAGGAACCGTTCGCGGCCGTCGAGCTTGAGGTGTTCTATAAACGCCTCGTTCATGACGAGCGGGTCGTCGATCGCGTCGCGCAGGGTCCTGCCCATGAGCGTCGTCCTGTACATCTCCAGGGCTTTTTCGCCTCTCGGCCAGGGAGTGACGGAAGACCGCACATACTCGTTCACCTCCCGGGCCGGGGGTCTGGAGTAATCCGCATATGTCTTCCCGATGAGCGGCTCCCACCGGTCGGGATCTCCCTGGAGGTTAAGGAACTGTTCGTCCGTCAGGGTCCTGCCGACCGAAGAGCCGGGGTTGTGATCGAATCCCGGGTCGGCGATGGGCGGGGCCTTCTTTTCGATGGTGAGGTTTTCCCGGGCGAGCTGCTCCTTCGAGAGCGCGCGCACGGTGCAGCGGCAGTTGAACCCGTTGGGCGGGTAGCTCGTCTGCCAGAAGGGGTCGTCGCATCTCAAGGTCCTGCCGTTCATCACCGCGTGCATCGGCCGTGTCCTGCCGTCCATGACGGCCACATACTGCCAGTAGGGCAGGCTCTCGGCGACCTCCATCTGGCGCTCGTAGTGGCCCGCCTGGTAGGCCGACTGGATGTTGGTGCGGAAGACCGTGTCGAGCCGGTACGGGTTTGCACCTTCCCACCCGCGCCTGGCCATGATCTGTTTTGCCGTCTTCTTGAAATCACCGAACGTCGTGCCCTCGGAGATAGCCCTGTCGATGGCCGCGTATATGTCGGTGAGGATATCCATCCTGGCGACACCGGCCACGCTGAACGCCTTCGCCCTGGCGTCGGCAACGAGCGCCCGATATATTCCGGGCGTGAGGACCGTCTTGTCCCGGAAGAACTTTATTGCCTCGTCAAAGGGAAGGGTCTCGAAGGAGATCATGTAAGGGACCTCCCTTTCAGCCCGGCAAGCACCATGGCCTGCGCGAGAACGCTCCTGAAACCGTCCATCCCGATGGAGCTGTAGACATCTGCGAGCCTTTCCTGGAGATCCTCGAACGACTCCGCCTCGTCGACGATCCGTTCAAGCATTGTCAGATCGATCGCGCCGGGGGTCAGGGCGCTGTCTGATATGCCGTCGATGTATTCCTGGGCGGAGATAAGGGCATCGATGCCGCCTGGTATGTCCGCCTTGTGCGCTGTCTTTTCCAGTTCCTGTGTATTCGTTGCTGCGCCTTCCTGGCGGGGCCGGATGGTCTTTTCCCCGGACTGGGGCTTGGGGATCCCGAAACGCTCGTAGATGTGGTTCTCGGGTATGCCCTCGAAGTTGACGTCCTTCACCAGCGCAGCATAGACCCGGGCCGTCTTCTCCAGATCCTCGTCCCCCTCAAAATGGAACTTGAACCTCGGGACGCCCTTATCGGGGCCGTAATTGAAGGCAACCCAGGGAGCGAGGAGGTGGAACTTCAATGTCTTCATGAGGGCCTTCGCATCGGACTCGAGGAGATCCTGGCGTACCTCCTTTGCCTGGTCCTCGCTTCCGAGCTTGCCCGGTGTCCCCTCGGCGCTGCCCGTGTGGCCCAGCACGGCCTTGCTCATCGCCCGGTCGCAGAATCCGGCGAAATCGGAGAATGACCTGTTGGTCCCGCTCACCTTCGATTCGACAAGCTCGATAACGGTCGCGTCTGATATGACCGCTGCGGCGTCCACGCCGAGATTGAACACGGCCTGCTTCAGGGTTTCGATATCCTTCGGCGACGCGCCCGGTTTGTACTTGCCGATGCGCATGGGCACGGAGAAGAGCTCGTTGAAGATGAGCCAGTCCTTGATATCGTAGTTCTTGAAGAGGTACATGTAGGCGCAGGGCCTCAGAAGCCCCGCGCGGGGTGTTGCGCCCGAACGGGCCTTGTATCTGTGGACGATGAACTTGTTGGGCGGCAGGTCCTCGCCCCACACGGGAGAATCCTCGGTGAGCAGCATCGGGTATTTGAGAAGGGCCTCCGGTGAATTGAACGTGAAGCGTTTCTGGTGGACCCACTCGATCTGTTTTGCCCAGACCTGTCCTTCCGAGATGTCCCACATGATCTCGCAGACGGAGAACCCCTTGCCCGTGGCGTCGAGGATGTCCATAAGGGCATCGTCAAAGTTTTCTATGTACTCGATCATCTCCCTTGCGGAATCGGCGATCTTTTTGTCCTCGGCGGCATCCGATGCGGGGAGGATCTCCCACTCGAGACCGCAGACCGACAGCTTGCGCGTCTGCAGGATCCCGGTGAGGTGCAGGTCTTTCTCTTCCATCTCTTCGAACAGCTCCGCCTGGCGGGTCACGTCCCCCTGGTCGGCCTGCGTGAATATCCTGGCCAGGCGCTCCGGGGTGAGGCCGCGGGAAGGGTATGAACCGTACCTGTCCCTGACGGTCTGGACGGCGACCTCGTTGAGAATGGGTTTGTTGGACTGGATTTCACGGCCAAACCGGTCTACGAGCATTATTTAATGGCCTCCCAGTTCGCCGTTGACATAGTTATAACACCTGTCAACGGGTTTATGCGGGTGTTTGCCCTTATAACGGGTCCGATCCGAAAAACAGGCCCTTTTTTGAACCGCTCCATCACCATGCCCCTTTCGATGAAAATCTCATCCGGTGA